TCCATCCCCAACGACCGGCGGTAATCAGGCCGCCAATAACCATCATCTCGTTGTACTCCCAAGTGTTTGCAGCCGATACGTTGTATTCAGCAACATACGATCGGTCAACGCTGGGAAAGTTACTGTTAAAAAAAGTGACGCAATGCGTTCCGGTTTTAGCGGACCGCACCCAAAACGAAAGCGTGAACGTCTTGCCAATCAGATCGCGCGCAGAATAACCTTCAATTTTTTGAAACAGTGTCCAATATTCAGAAGCGGCAACGGTTGGGTCCGCAGTCGCTACAGTGCAACGAAGACTATATGGAAGAGTTGGCTCACTAGCAGGGCCGTCTGCGGCTTGCGATACAGTTACTACCGCAGACGTCGCCGCGATCCGTGAGTATCGGTCAAGCGTGTATGACGCGCCGGTTCCGGTGGTAACGCTAAATGAAGTGCCGCGCTGAGCAATTTCCATCGCTCCGTTGATGATCTTGTTGCGCAAACCTGCTAACTGGCCGCCGTTGTAAGTTATCGCTTTAATATAGCTGGTGTTGACAATTTCTCCGTACATATTGCCAAAAACATCGCCGCTAAGATTGCCCGAAATGTTGCCGTTAATTGGGCCATTAATTGTAACGCCCGATATAACTCCACCTGTGATTGACACAGAAGAAGAGTTTTGTCCGGCCATAGTGCCAAACGCATTAAACGGATCGGTTGTGTATTGCGTGACGCCAGATGAATTTTGAAGCACAAACCTGTATGAAAACCCAGCCAACAAAAACACGCTGGCTTCGCCGCGTGCGTCTAGCACAATAGGGTTAGTGTTAGCCGTTGTTTCAAGCTGATTTGTATAGGTTGCAAGCGGAGTGGTTGTGCCGCTTGCGTAGGTGTACAGCAAACCATTCACCAACGGGTTGCCGTTAGCGTCGAGAAACTGCAGTTTTGGGGTCGGGGAAATGGTTGCCATGACAAACCTTTACGCGATGATTGTCGGACTGGACATGTACGATACCGTCATGATGACCGACGGAACAGCCGGGCGGTCAGGGCCGGTTTTGGCTGCCTGCGCCTCGATGTATACCGATGAATTTTGCGACCACCACATCAGCTCCATGTAATCGGTGGCGGCCATGTCAATCACATAGTTTAACGCTGCAATCAGGTGTCCGTCTGACGAGCCGTGCTTAGAAGGTATTGTGTACCGGCTGTTGCTCTTTGGGACGTCTACGCCGTTCTTGCGAAACCATAGCTCGATGTCGTACTCAGTAGCTGATGTGTTGGCAAACTGGATGCTGAACTGAAAGTTGTACATGCCAGGATTGTCAACAATCAGCTTGGAAATCAGCGTACCCGTGAACGTACGGCTTGTCAGCAACTGCGCGTCGCTGACCGTGTACGTCCCGACGCCTCCTGACCCCGTGCCGTACGCGATGACATGCTGCCCGTTGGTGACGCCGGTGCCGGTCAGCACCATGCCCAGCGTAATCGTGCCCGACGCTACTGACGTCACGGTCAGTACAGTGCCAGATAAGCCTGCGCCGTTGTTGATTGTGCCTGTAAACACTGCGGCATCTGACGACACCCGCACGCCGCTGCTGTAGTCCGTCGTGTCGTAGCGAACCGGATAAACCACAGCAGACGAGCCGTCAAGCTGGTTTGTGTTGTCTTGAAACGCGCCGTAGATGGGTTGGCGAACGTGAGTCGTTTGTGCTGCGGGTCCGACCTGCAAGTCTTCCAGCGTGAACTGATTCTGCCCCAGCCCCAAGAGCGTGAACGAGTTGTTGAAGAAGCGGTACCACTCGCGCTGCATCACGTTGTCCGGCCCTTCAATGACCGGCACACGTTGCGCGGGGATGCGCGTGATATTAGGCATTGGTGCCGCTCGCAAGCAACTCGGCGCCCATGATGGCGACGTTACCAAAGCCAGACCCGCTGACCTCATAAACGCGATCGCGCAGCTTTGTGGTCATGCCCAGCCGACGCCAAATAACGCGCTGGCCGGTCTGGCCTTCAAAGCCCATTGACGTAACGTGCAAGTTAGACCACGTATGCCCGCCGTCGTCTGACCAACGAAGGCTAGCGACCATTTCGCCGGAGCTAACGGGCAGGCGTTGAATTGCAAAGGCTGCGTTTTGAAACAGATATGCGGTGCCGTTGCTGAGCAACACAGATGGATTGGTTACGTTGTATATCGTTCCATCTGACGTAAGCACCTCCCACGGTGGGCCTTGCACGCCAGGCGCCGCTTGAGCCGGGATAGCGAATATCGACGTGCCCGCCTCGCAATCAAGTTGCAAGGTGTGCTGGGCTGTGCGTTTTAGCGTGTTCTCGCCCGACGGCAACGCCCGCCACGACCGCAGCCACACCTGACGGCGTGCGTTGGTGAACTCATTGTTGAAGTACGAGAAATCGTAGTAGCCAATCTCAGGCTCAGTGTCATGCCCTACGTATACGCGCGTACCAAGCGCCGCTATGCAAGTTGGCGTGTGACGGTTCAGCTCGCCGGTAGTGCTAGAGATATAGCCGCGCTGGTGCCACATGTTAGTGGCCGCATCGTAGACCCACGTGACGTTGGCAGTGGGGAACGTCAGCACATAGAAGAGGTGACCGTCTTGCTGGTAGGTGTAGGCGATAGCGTCCGAGATCGTCGAGTACGTCTGGATAGCGTACTCGATGGCGTGCGTCGAGATGCGCTGCGGCTGGTAGCCACGGGCGCGGTAGACCATGCCGTAGCCACGCGCGTCAGCCGACAGCCAAAAGACGCTGTTGTCCATCTTGGCGACCGAGTACGGCGCAGCGCAGCCTGTCTCAAGAAACGCGCCTTGGATGGGGGCAAGCGGGTAGTCTGGCTGGCCAGCGTCGTACCAGACCTCGGTCGAATTGTTGCCGAAGATCCAAATTTCTTTGTGGTCGACGATCAGCGACACCACGTTGTCTGGCGAGGCTTCAGCGCTTGCAAACGACAGCGGGTCGACGCTGGTACCATCAAACAGTTCCGTTACCCACACGCGCTGGCTGTTTGGCTCATTGAACACAAAATAGCCGTTGATGTAGCCCACGGTGACAGCGCCTGGAAAGTCGGGGTCGCCGATCTTTGCAAACGCCGTCGTGTTGATGTTGTAGATGTAGCCGTCTGGGTTGGCGGCGATGAAGATCTGTATGCCGTTGTCCACCATGCTGACAGGCCCGGTGCCAGAGATGCTGGAGCTGATAGTAGTGGGCGTGACGATACTTGTGCCAATGCCTGTTAGCGATATGAACCGCGTGCCAACGACCGCGTACAGCACGCCCTTCACAACCCACATGCCGCGAACGCTGCCGGTGCCGCCTAACGGAAAAATGCCTGAGATTCCCGGCACCCGCTGAAAGTACGCCGCCGTCTTGCCGCCATCCGGGGTGGACTCCGGGTACATGTTGACGAGCCGGTTGTCCGCAGCGTTGATGCTGCGGGCAACGTAGGCTGCGCCGAGGATGGGCGATTTCATTAGAAATTGCCGGCGTAGATGTTGTAGCGCTGACGATTCCCAACGATGCTGTACGGGATCGACATCAGATCGTCAGGATTGTTGATGCGCTTCAGGTTGCGCTTGGACGTCATCGCAATCCGCTGCACTTGCCGCGACGGCTCGACGCCAAATTCAGGCGCCAGCTCACAGGCCAAGTTGTACCGAAACGCTCGCAAATAGCCGGGCGGGAACGTCAGATTTGTGGCCAAGATGGCTGGCCGCGACAACTGTTCCACTGACACGAAATGGAACTCTAGCACCCGCGTAGGTACCGGATAGATGTACATCTCAATGTCGGGGTACGTCATGTTGACCCACATGACCTGCGGGTAGGTGCTTCGCACCGTCTTCAACGCAATCCCGTTGTACTGCTGCTGGTTGATGAGCTTCAGACCGTACGAGACGCCGGTGGTCGGGTCTTTGAAGTACGACGAGTCATCAACAAGAATAGGCCGGTTGCCGACAAAGTTGCCGGTAGGCCCGAGCGTGCGGCTGATCTCAGTCGCAGGCCAACTAAAGACTTGATCTTCTGTCGCAAAGACCGACAACCGCTCGGTGTTCCACGACTCGATCATCTGGTTCATAGCCGACAGCGCATCGGCTGCCGACTCAGGCGAAGGCGACTCGCCCTCTGCTACAACACCAATCAGGCGCAACGCGCCCGTAATGATGTCACCCGCTGTAGTTGCCATCGACCGTCTCCTTACGACGACGACCTCGGCGTGCGAGTTGATTGTCCGGCACGCTGTCTACGGCCCCGTCAGGGTCTGCGCCCAGAGTATAGCGCGTCCAGCCGTTTTGTTCATCATACTCCGCTTCCAGGTCAGAGATGGCAACCTTCTCGCCGTGGCGCGGGTGACGCAGATAGATGATGGGCATAAAAGTCGGGGGCCGAAGCCCCCGCCAGGTTAGCCAGCAGCCATGATGACCCAGTTGGTGCCGTCTTCGCAAACCAGCGTCGCCCACTTACCTGCGGTCGCGGCGAGGATCGCCGTGCCGAGGGTAGCTGAGTTGACTGGTCTGACGTTCGTCGACGCCGAGATCACCGTATAGGTTGCAGACAGGTTTTTGATAGTCACGGTCCGACCGATGTAAGCAGAGCCGCTAGGCAACGTCACGGAGACGTTGGCAGCGGAACCGTTACACACCACATAGTTCTCATCATCGCCCAGCGTGAAACTGGCAGTTTCAGTAACTGGGGCGTTGAGATAGAACGCTGTGAGCGCCGGGTCAGAGTACGCAACACCTACAGGCTTGTTGTTAGCCATTAGCGACTCCGGTTATTACTTCAGGAACGCAGACCAAGCAGCATCACCAGTCTTGACCAGCCGGTAGGTATGCGCGCCAAAACGCGGAACCGTGACCGAACCGTAGACAGTAATGCCAGTCCCGGTAGTGATGGGAACAGTCGACGACGAGCCCGTGTTGTTATTGTTGGTGATCGTCAGTTCAAACGACGAGCCAACTTTAGCACTCGGGATCGCGGCGTCAAGCTGCGCTGCGGTCGCAAGCGTAACCGTCAGCGTTGCATCGCTAGCTTTCTGGCAAACAACCAGACCGATCGCCATTTGAGCGCCGGTCAGAGTCGTGTCGCCCGTCAGCGTCGCGGGGATGGTTTGTACGCCCATGACGGCTTCGTCGAGATTACCGTCACCGACTTGATAGCCACCAGCACCATTAGGAAGAGCCATGATTTAATCCTTTCAAATTAAATAGAAACGAGGCTAGTAGATCCCTACTAGCCTCGTATTAGACGTTAGCCCCAGAGGCGTACGCCCATTTGCGGACGGATGACCGAGAAGCCGTAGAGCACGTCAATACGGCAGGGCAGACGGTCATTGTTGATGTCGTATTGACGAACAATACGCATCGAGATGCCGTTATGCACCTGGCGCGAGGCCATGTCCACGCCTTGCGGCATCAGCAGGTCAGCGGTCGCAAACGTGATCGCATCTTTGTGATAGATCAGGTTTTGCGGGTACTGAGTGCTGGCGCTACCCAAGAAGGTCACCACAGCGCTGGCTTGCGGGAACGCATCGATCGTCGCAAGCGCATGGCCGGAGGTGTACATCGCGGGGCTGACGCTGACGGTGTACGCGCCGCCGGTGGCGGTTGCGTCCGCGGTGGCCACGAACTGTTGCAGGCTGCCGGTCGACTCACGAGTCTGCGGGTTGACAGCGTAGACGTTGGCAACGGTGAACACGTCACCTTGCTTGATCGTCTGCGTGCCAGTGCCCGTGATCAGGATCGTGGTTGAGCCTTGAGCCGTCACAGCGCTGGTCACCGTGTGCGAACCCGTGCGGGTGCCGGTGGTGTGCTGCTTGATCGACTGCGACATGCTGACTTCTTCAAAGCCCAGCACACCTTCGCCCATCAGGCCATTCTTGAACTGACGGCTGATGGTGTTGGTGGGGTTGAACAGACCCTTCATGCCTTCGACGAGGCCAGCGTTCGCAGCCGGGTTGACGGTGGCATAGCGGGGAGCCATGACCGCAGCGGCTTCGTTCAGCTTCTGTTGGCCTTGCAGCAGCACCAAGCTGGTTCCGGGCGTGGTGCCAGGGGTGCCAACCGACTGGTAGATGCTCTTGAAGCTGTTGGCAACGTCAGCGTCGATGCTGGAAGCAAGCTGACTAATACGAGGCTTCAGCACACGCTCTGCGAAGTCATCGAGCTGCATGGTCAGCTCAGCGGTCGTGAAGTTCACGCCGATGTGCTTCTGGCTCGAAACAGTCAGAGTGGTGAACTGCTCGTTGTCGTCTTGCACTTGCAGCGCAGCACCGTCGGTCACCAGTGCGCGGTCCGGCAGACGGATGCGCAGCGTGGAGCCGATTTTTGCGCCTTCGACAGCAAAGCTGTCGTCGTACTGACGGTTAACCGTCCGGGTGATCACCAGGTTGTTCTCAAGGCCAAATGTTCGCCAAGGTTCGTTACGCCTTGACCGCCCTTTCGGGCTGCTGCATGTCACCATGCAGAGCAGACTATCTCTTCACCCTCTTGCGAGGGGCTGTGCGCTTCCAGCCACTTGGCTGTACTCCCTTACGGGATAGTCGTTACACCTTCCGCTGGTGAGGACAAACGCCGCCGTTTTTGTGTTTGCCAACTTGGCAGTTCATGCACAGAACTTGGTACCCCTCAGGGAACTTGTTCTTGCACAGCCAGAGGTAGAACGCGGTGCCGCTACTGCGGTAAGCACCTGATTTTCGTTCCACGTTGCCGTTGTTGTCAATGTGGTCAATCGACAAAAACATTCGCTCAGCTTCTCCGCAGCAGACGCATTTGTAGCCGCCATATGCGGCAAACACTTCGTCTCTACGCCGATCTTGGCTTCGTTTTGTCTTGGCAGCTTCAGCAGCGCGGATTGCTGCTTCTTCTTCAGGACTTGCGTTTGCCAGTTTTCGGTTGCGCCATTCACGAGAGTGTTCTCGAGCTTTTTCTCGATTTGCTTCTCGCCAATCGCGCATGCGCTGATTGATTTTTTCTCGGTTGCGTTCCCGATAGCGAGCAGCAGCTTCGCGATTTTGGTCGCGTTGCTTTGTTGCGGCGTCGATGTCAGGGCTTGTTTCATCTTTGGCTTGGCTCGGTGTTTTCATGTAATCATCTTACATGACGTCCACCGAATTCACACAGTTTTTCTACTAGGGTTTCCCCTAGAGGAGACCATTATTTAATCTCCAGAGCCTTCCGGGTGATCATGTCAATCGTCAAAATTGAGTTAGCCATGATCTATGAAACTCCTAATTTGGATTAACGTCCGTGTTTCGCTTCCCACGCCTTGACCTGTCGTTGCCGCT